TCTTCGGGAGCGGCTTCCATTGCCTTCTTGTAATCGCCAAAGGCGGATTCAAGGGCGCTGAGACGGGAGACGATGTCGGCAATGCTCACTTCGTCTTCCTTGGGTTCGATTTCGATTTCGGGTGTGTCTTCCATTTGCTTGGAAATTTTGTCAACTGACCTTGCTTCGAAGCTGAAGAGGCCGGTGGGATTCGCTGCGGGTGTCTGCACCAAATCGGCGGAGTAAAGTTCCTCGCACGATGCAAAACTCTTGCCGCCGATGTCCCGCACGGGCCCGCTGAATGCAATCGAGATGCCGAATGTGTCGGGAAGCTTCTCGGCAATTTCCAAAACATATGCGCGCCGGTCTGCGTTTTGCAGAAGGTTCAAATCTCCGAGGAGTTTTTCTCCGACGATGCGAAAGTTATCGACAAAGCCGATGATGTCTTTGATTCCCGCACCGTGATCGAGATTGACTTTGACGCCGCCAGCGTAGGTTTCCGCGCATGCCTTAACCTCGCGCAATGTTTGCGCGTCCACGTAGAGTCCGTGGCCCTTGGCCTCACCGACTGATATTATGGAGACTGCTTCTATGACGTCGCTCATGCCGAGGCGACGATGTCAAAAAAATCAATCGTCGTATTGGTCAACGATGTTCTGCAAAATCATTTCCTCAAGCGCGGCCTGTGCGAGTAGCAACATTTCCGCTTCGTCATCTTCGCGGGAATATACGACGTCGAAGGAACAGGAAATCGACTGCCGCACGCGATTGGCTGAAATGTTTTGCACGTTGCCCTGCAAGTAAAATTTTTCGCATGTCGATACATCCGCAAGCCCACTTCCAGACAGGAATGAGAAGCCGCGCACGCTTGCGGTTGTAGATATTGAAATCCCGGCATCTGCGGTGCTGAGTTTCGCAGATACGCCGCGCGCAATTTCGACGATTGCTCTCTGCCCGTGCCGATAGAATCCACCCGGTAAGTCACGCCCGCTTACAATCGGCGGCGGCGGCGGTGGCGGCGTAACTGCGTCCGGGTCCAGAAGCCCTTGGATGCCGATTGAAAGCGGCGTCGGGCTTGAAAGCAGGCCCTGCGTTGCGATGAGCAGGCTGACTAGCATGACTTAGACTCGCGTGACGGTTGTGCTAGCGACTCCGTCGCCGGTTATGTTTTGCGAGACCGCGCCAGCCGCGCGGCTTGAAGGTGTGACGGTCAACGCACTTCCGGATTTTAAACCGTGGATGAGGTGGATTTCCTGCAATTCAGGCACAGCAAATGCGGTCAGGACGCCAGCATCAAAAGCACCTGAGGCGATTACGCCGGTCTGAAATTGGTGGACATTGACGGCGGCATGATGCTGAGCGTTTATTGCCAATTCGTTGTTTGCGTTAGTCGATCGCACAATCCGCCCGCCGTAAGTTCCGCTCGTTGTGTGCCCGCTCGTGGCTTCGTCCCAGACTGCATCCGCAATGCCTGCGGTGGTAGCGGTCGAGAGATCGTTTACCAAAATTTCAGCCGTGCCATTCCACGCGATGAGTCCGCTCGAAAGCGGAGTTACGCCGGACTGGTAGAAAACAACCTGATACGTGCCAGCCGTGATAGTCGGCATGTTGGCTGAATAAAACCTTGAGCTTCCAACTTCCGCGCATGTTATCGCGGAGCCAACTGCTGCGCCCGTCTGAAAGAGTTGCGCGGTGATCGTAAGCCCGCTCGTTGCCTGTGCTGTGTTGAGTTCGTTCGCCATATTTTTAAGAAAGTTCGGACATTGCTGCAATGACTGCCGCGTCAAAGGTCACTGGTGGCATGGGCCAATCGTTTCGTGGGTTTTGGTCTTGCGCGAAAACTGCCAACACGCCTTGCAAATAGGCTTCGAGCGCGTCGAGTTCCGCGCATGTTTTGTTTGCGGCAGTTAGGGTGATGCGAAGGTATATGAGCGTCGGTTGGTAGTCACTGCCAAGTCCCACGCTTTGCAAGTGTTCGATGGCAGTTACAAATGGTCGCAAGATCGAAACATAATTCGCGACGGCTTCTTCGACTTCCGCGCTCGTTGAATCGGGCGGCAATACCAACGGAGGACGACTTGGATCGTAGTCGTCCGTTATAACAATCGCGCTTGGTGAGTAAGCAATGGCCATTATAGTAGAGCAGAAATTTGCAGAAAAACTAAGCCACCGCGAGGTGCGCCAGTTTGAATAGTTGTCGCGCCTGCGGTCAGTGTGGGCCATGTTCCGAATGTCTGAGAAACCGATCTCCAGCCTCCTGACGCTGATACTTGACTTGATATTGTCGCCAGCGTTGGCGCACCAATGGCAAATGCTGCTGCGAGTTGAGTCGCGCCACTCAAATGCTGCATGGTGATCGCTCCGCTTGAATTAGTCGCCATCCAGTAACTTGTTTTTTCGGAAAGATTAAAGTCCGTTATATCGTCGGAAATTACGCCGGAAGCCGCACTACTCAAACTGACAGTTGTCGCAAGAGGTGCGCCGTCAGGCTCGCCATCGGCTGATGCGTAAATTGCTAATTGAACGGACGATGCTGCTACTCCAGTCGTTACACGCGCTCCAAGCTCGTCGACTGTGATAGCCCGCTGAACTGTGAAAGGGTATAAATAAATCGTGTTTGCAACCATCGCTGCGCCTGCGCCAAGGGTTCCATAATGGGGAGAAATCCAATGGCCGTTTGCATAGAGGTTGTTTGTTGCACCGCCTGATGGCGCGGCCCACGTCCCATCTGCGCGAAGAAAGTTTGACGTCCCTCCGCCGGATGATGGCGCAAGGCCTTTTAAACTCGATGTGAACGTGTCAAGCAATGCGGTTGCTTGCGCGCTGGTCAGGTCTTCGGGCGAGCCACTTCCGGCCGTTGTCCGGCCTTTGATTGTGGCGGTTGCAACGTCTGCGAGTTTCGCATTTGTGATGACACCGCTGTCGATTGTCCAGGTCGCTCCGGAGTCAGACACTGTAATGTCGCCCTTATCTCCGTCTGAAATCCCACCGCCGCCGGTGGATGGTTGCTGGATGTTTGCGCCGATCATGCGAGTAAGATCAAAGCGTTTTTCTCGGTGGGTTCGGGGAATTTGATTTCAAACGACCCGTCGAAAACCGAACGGTCAGCGCCGAAATTCAACGCGCAGATCACGGAGTTATTTTTCGATGCGTTGTAAATTATCGCGCCGTGAGCGGTAAAGGATGCGCGGTCGATCTTCAGGTCGTTGAACGTCACAAACGCGCTGCGGCCTGCCATGCCGTTCTTGAAGCCTGTGAGCACGTAGCCGCCGCGATCGTAGCCGGGCCCGCTGACTTCGCCCGCTTCGGTGTAGTGCGCGAGTTCCGGCCCGATCGTTGCGCGGCTTGTATAGAGCGCGATTTTATAGGTGTCGGTCGATTGGTGGATGCCAAGCAAAAATGCTTGCTTGGCTGAGAGTGCGATTCCTTGTGCGATCATTTTGTTTTGAGTTGTGCGTAGCAGACTGCCGCGCGTTCGGTTGTGTCTGGAAATTCTGCGAGCATGGTGTCATCCGCCATACAGCGGGCGACGAAATCCTTTTCAGACTCGCCCCCCGTAGGGGATGGAATGACAAACTCGGTTGGGCTTGGAAGCGATAGGCTGGCAACCCGTCCGTGTGCGTCGCGTTGGAATTTCATGTTGAGACCTTTCTTGGCCGCTTCCTTTGCAGATATGCGCCGCGCCTTGGCCGCCGCCCATGTCTGGCCTGCGTCGCCGCCCCACAACGCCCATGCAATGCGTCCTGCGGAAGGAAAGCCCTCTTCGCCTGGTTGAAAACCTTGCCCTTTTTTATCAACTTCGTGCCGCGAAAAATATGAGTGCATCCGCTTCACAGTTTCGTCGGAAAGATTTTCGCCGTTTGAGATGTCGCGAGCGCGTGCGACTCCAACATTTGTACCGCCGCGATTGTATTTTGCACGCCACTCCAATCCCTTCTTGGCTTCGGCGATCATGCCGCCGGTCGGCTTGTTTTTGCCGTCCTCGAATTGCAAGGCTGCGGCCTGTTGCGGTACGGGTGTGGGTGCTGGCTCTGCGTTGATGATCTGGTTTGCGCTCGCCTCATCCATGCCGAAAACGGTGCGGAGTATGATGCCGACTTGTTCAGGTGAAAGCTCACCGCGACCAAGTGATGCGAGGATTCCCGAGAGCGCATCCGTGCCACCGATGCCGATGGTTTCGATGAGCGGAGCAACCTCGCCAATCTCAGGCGTAATGTCGATTGCTGACTCAGGTACCGAATCGGAAATACGGCTTGCTTGAATGTCAAACTCTTGTCCCAGTTCCTTGATCATACCGGCCTCCTTCGCCCTTGCGCGAAGTGCCTCTTCGTAGTCCTCGCCTGCGTCTGCGTAAATCTGGCCGGCTGTTTTCAGTCCCGCCTTCCAAAGCGCGATGTCGGCTTGCGCTTCGCGCCCGTAGTCGATGCTGACCTTTGCTGGCCAGCACCAGCGGCCATCGAGCAAAAATTCTGAGTCTTCAATCTTCCCTTGTGAAACGCCGTCGAGAAGGACGATGTTCTTGATGCGGTTGAGAAACTGTGATTCGAGAAGCCCGCGCCACCGAGCAAACGTGCGCTCGGCCATAGCTGCTTCCATGCGTGCCATCGGCCCGCTCTTGTCTGCGTCGAACGCGAAGCCGTAGGGCAGCCCGACTGACATGCAAATGTGCGACTGCACAAGCCGGATGAACTCGCCGAACGCTCCGCCTGGGCGCTCGCTTTGGAACATTTCCATCTTCTCGCCAGGCGAAAGATAATTGATCGCGCCGGGGTCGATGTTCGAGAGCTTCTCAGTTTGCCCGTTATCATTCCGTGAGCTGGTCGCGAAGTAGTCGGATGCGTCTGCCGATC